ATCAACTACTAAGCCAGAATTATTTAAGTTGACCCCGCTGGATGAAGATATTGATAATTTCTTAAACCAATAATCATGCCTAACGAACTAAAAGATCAATTTATGGAGCGGTTAAACTCCATAAATGAGAAAAAACGCCAACTACTTACTAAAGGTAAAGAATACCAAAGTAATGGTGATTTCGACAACGCTAATAAAGCGAAGGATTACTTGCGAGGATTAAAAGAGCAAGAATCGTTGCTTCAACAGAGATATTTAGATGAGGCAGTTGCACAAAAGCAATCCGTAATAGAAGGTTTGGCTTCTGGTGAGACAATTAAGGATTACGTAAAGACTGTTAAGCAATACATCCCAGACTTCGACCCTAGCGGAATGGGTAGTTATGGTTCTTCGGATAATTCATTTGATGAGAAGGTCTATAAGCAAAATCCAGAGAAGCTAAAAAAAGAACTATCTAAGCTCGGTTACGAGGATGTCGATGTGGAAACTGGAGTCAGTGCATTAGATACAACAATCCTAGCTGGATTAAGGAATGATGACTCCAGAAAAGAATACTTTCAGCGGGCAGGTAAGGGCTACGATTTGCTTGAGACACTTAATATTGACGGAAGGCAAAACTTTCTAGTTAAAAACAAAGAAGGCAAAAACATTCTTGCATTGCCAAAGGGTATAAATATGAAGGATGTTGGTGCTTTTGTTGCCAGCGAGACAATCCCAACCATTTCTGGTATTTATGCAGCACCTTCTGGATTAGTAGGTGGGCCAATGTCACCTGCTACCGTTGCTGCGGCTGGAGCTGCTGGATATGCTATTGGGGGTTCTATTCAAGATGCTGCACTTAGAGCTGTGCTATTCATGGATGTTAAGCCTAAAGAGATAGCGATTGATCGTAGCAAAGAAGCAGCGTTGGGATTCCTTACTGGTTATGGGGCTGGCAAAATAATCCAGCCATTTGCTAGGAGAAGTGGTTCGACCATTGAGAATATTGTCGCAAAAGATTTAATGGAGGCTGAGTCGCTACTTAAAAAATCGCCACGATACCAGAAACTTAATGAAGTAGATAATACTGTTCCTATTGGGGCGGAGAAAGCAGGAGATGCTGGTATTGCTATACAAAGGGGTTTAGGGGGTAGATTCCCTAGTATGGGAGTAGCAACTAAAATGCAAGGTATTCGTAATACAATTGGAGAAATCCAAGATGTTATCCTAAAAGAAGGTAAAGACCTGCCTCCTGTTAACTTCACTAGGGTTAAAACAAAAGCAGAAACATTAGTTAGACAGATTTCTAAGCGCAATGAGAATATCCGTAAAGCCAATGAGAAAATACTTAGTCAGCGAGTTGATTATCTTAGACCCGTATCTACCAATAAAGTAGAGTTGGGTAATACTATCTCTAAACTTGTTGATGATGCGGCTGCTAAAGGTGACGAAATAAACAAAGCTACGTTTGACGCTTTCTATGCTAGCCCTAATGTAGCTAGTGTTTCAGTTCCTAAAGCGGAAGTTCTTGGGCAAATACAGAGAAAACTTAGCGACCCGATAAACAGAGGGCTAAGAAGCCCAGAGGTTGAGTCACTACTAAAAGAATACCAAAAATCATTCCCAGACAATCTTACGATGCGGGATATTGATAATATTAGGAAGGGCATTTCTGGTGCTACGAGTAAAACCAATTCATCTACCACATCACAGCAAGTAGCTTCTGGTGTTGCCGCTGAAGTGGGTAACATATTTGAAAACACACTCGCTAAATACAATCTTACAGCAGATTGGGCTAACACAATGAAGGTTTTCGATGAGACAAGTCTTGCTTTCCGTAGAAGTTCGCCTGGAGCTATCTTAGCTGAGAAATTTGGTGCTAAAACACAATCACCAGAGGTAATGGTGGAAACTGCGTTATCCAGCACACAGGCGGCTAAAGACCTTATAGGTGCATTAAAAGCTACTGGCGATGATGCAGGTGCAGATATGCTTCGTGAACAATTAAAAAATGTTTACAGAGAGCAGATTGGCATTGCACCTGACGGTGTATTTAACGGCATCAACTCTAAGCATACTCCAGAAATGGTTGAAACACTTTGGGAGAATCCAATCGTTGCTAAACGTATCAACTCACAAATTGCTGAGTTAAATGATGTTTTGAAGAAAGTTAAGGTCGATAAGGTAAACATGGATGCTGACGAGGCGAATAGATTGCTTGAACTTATCCCACTTAATGAGCGCAAGGAGTTACTGAAACAGATTGAGAAGAAAGCTATCATTCAAAAACAACAAGAAAAGTTCTTTGATAACGAAATTATTAAGTTGGCGAAAAATGGCCAATTTGACAACATAGATGGGGATGTATTAGCTCATACCGCCTTGTATAAGGCGACCACAGATGATCTTGATGCAATAATGAGTATGCTAACTCCTTCTGGGAAGAAGAAGCTAGGTGCTGATATGTTCTCTAAACTCGGTAAGGATTTTGCTGGTGGTTCGGAAGAAGGATTAGTAAGCGGTCAACAAGCTGGTCTTAAAACACTTAGTTGGAAGAAGATTAACAAAGAACTTCTCGGTTATGATAGGAAGGATGGTAGAAATGCCCCACAATGGTTGAAAAGCATGGATAAAGTTGTTGGGCGCGACACAATGGATGAGTTTATTGCTGTTGCAAAAGTTGGGGAAGCCAACTCCCCACTTACAAAAATAGAAGCGGAATCAATCGGGCTACACTCCCTGTGGTCAACAACTGGGCCTAAGTGGTATCTTTCTAATCTATTGGGTTATGTAAACCAATATACATTGGCGACTGCTTATAGCTCAAATAACTTACGCCCGATGCTTCGCTATATGTCTAAAAACATTGGTGATGCCAAATACGCTGAAAACATGAATAAAATGATGCGTGGCATCACAATGACTAGACCTGGCATCCAAGCTATTATCGAGCAAGCAAAAGACGATCCGCAGTTTGCGCGAGATGTTGGGTTGATGTATGCAGAGATGGCTGCTGAATTAGAGCAAGAGAAGCAAGCAGCACAGCAGCGTTAATTTAGCTTGCCAAGCACGGCAATAGCGATACATTCCAGCTTTATGGAAGAAGAAAAAGACACAGACCTTTCTACCATTGATAACAAAGATTCAATGGTTAAGTTCATGGACGCTATTAGGCAGCGAGCTAAAGACTTGCCTGCGAATTGTGCCGAGAACACGAAGCCAGACGTAGCCGCTAAAGCCCTGTGGTTACTGGCACAAGGGGCGAACATTACCGAGATACGCCGTATTACCAGCCTATCCAACGAGACAATCAGACGGCTTGAGTGGGATCACAACTCCACCTTAGAGCAGAAACGCAAGCAGTTCTCGACCCGTTACGCGATGGCTGCGATGGAATACACTGACCTTTTGTTCAAGAAAGCTGAACAATTACACGATGATCCTGAGCAACTGGCCTTGGTTTCACCTGAGAAGCTGGCTACGACCATTGGCATTATGCAGGACAAATCATCTTCGCTTGCTGGAATATCCGATTCTGGGGCGAACAAAAAAGAAGGCTTGTCTATTGAGGACGCTTTGGTTCTTATTGAGGCATCGAAGCAAAGACGCGCCAACAAGGTGATCGAAGCTGAGGTTGTAGTATAAAGACAAAACCATGACAAAGACACTTACAAACGAGAGGATAATCGAACTAAGAACCATTGATAAGACGGTTCACCAGCTTGTTGGGAAAGAACAGGAATATGGATTATCTTATGATCCAAAGCCATACGATGAGATTGAAACAAGCATTGACTCTACAATAGATGATGTTCTGGATACCCTGAGCGAAAAGGAGAAAACAGTAATCGTTGGGAGATTCTTTAAGCGCCAAACCCTAAAGGCGATTGGTAGAGAAATGGGCGTAACAACGGAGGTAATACGCCAAAGAGAAGCTAAGGCACTAAGAAAACTTCGCCATCCAGAAAGAATCAATAAACTTAAAAAGATAGCGAGGCATTTTGGTTTTATCAATGAAGATGAGCGAAGCACCATTGAACGTCAAAGAAAACAGATAGACGAAGATTGCCAGAGTTGGAAAGAGCGAGTTGAGCAAAGAGCAAAGATGCGTGAAGAATTTGAACAATTATTATCACCGATAAGCCACAAATTATTATTCCCTGAGTTATACCAAAATGTTTAACTGGACTCCCCACGAAATACTTGGAATCCCTACGGATGACGAGATTGCCGAGATGGATGCAAAGGAGCTTGTCGAGCTTTACTCTGCACGGGAGGAAGCTATACGCAACGCCGATAAAGACCCTTTCAGATACGGCTTTAAGCTAGAGCATTGGTTTAAGGCGTGGGAACAGCTAGATAATGTGAATGAAATCCTAGTGCTTGGTGGCAACAGGAGTGGGAAAACTGCATTTGGTTCTTACAGCGTGGTAAAGGCTGCCATTGAAAACCCTGGCAGTGTCATTATGTGCTTTGCCCAGAGTGCCGAGGTTAGCATTAGGCAGCAGCAAAGTGCCGTGTATAACTGGCTACCACCTGAGTATCGGGTAAAGCAAACCAGTAGCAACGCCTACATTAGCTACACGCTGAAGAACGGCTTTACCGACAACAGTTTGATCTTGCCGAACAAAAGCCAGATTCTATTTAAAACGTATTCACAGTATCAGAATAGCCCTATCTTCATCGAGGGTGCTGAACTTGGTTCTAAGAGCGCACAGTGGCACAATGTCGGGGTTTGGCTAGACGAGTATCTTCTTGGTGAGGACTTGATTAGCACGATGCGTTACCGTCTTTCTACCCGAAACAGTAAGATGCTTGTGACCTTCACGCCTATTGACGGCTGGACGGAGGTTATTAAGGACTACCTAGACAAAGCAAAGACCATAGCCACCAAGGAAGCAGAGCTATTGAATGGGGAGATTCTACCATATATCCAGCATAGCCACAAGCGTAACGCTTCGATCCATTACTTCCATACCAAGGACAACCCGTTTTCTGGCTATGAACGCCTTGCCAGCGACCTTAAAAACGAAAGCAGGGAGAAGATACTGATTCGTGCATACGGCGTTCCTGTGAAGTCTCAGGCGACAAAGTTCCCCAAGTTCAACAAAGAGGTGAACGTCATACCGCAAGACATGATACCAAAAACGGGAATTACAAGGTATCAGATCATCGACCCAGCAGGCAGCAAGAACTGGTTCATGGCGTGGATTGCCGTGGATGGAAGCGGAACGTATTACGTTTATCGTGAATGGCCAGACACAACCATTGGCGATTGGGCAGAATGGAAGAACGGAAGGTGGATGCCTGGAGAGGGAGCAAAGGGAATGGGTTACGGGATGCGTGATTACGTGAACCTGATTGCCGACCTTGAGGATGAGGAAGAAATCTACACCCGCATTATTGACCCAAGGCTAGGAGCTGCAAAGTATCAGGCACAAGACGGCAGCAGTAGCATCATTGAGGACTTAGCCGAGAACGACATTATCTGCATACCTGCGCCTGGCTTGGACATTGAGGACGGCTTGCAGGCGTTAATCAGCAAGATGAGTTGGGACACGAGCAAACCGATGGACAGCTTGAACCGCCCTAAGTTCTATGTCAGCGAGGAATGTCAGAACATCATTAGCGCACTTTCGGAATACACGGGCGAGCAGGGTTTGAAAGAGGCATGGAAAGACCCATTGGATTGCTTGCGTTATGCGGCTATCTATGATATTGACCACGTAGAATCCAGCGCATTACAGATTACCCGCCAAGGATCGGGAGGCTATTAAGATTATGAATACAAAGAAACCACGAAAAGAAAGAGCAGATAAAGGCGTTAAACGTGTTGAAGCTGAACCACAAGTAAAGGCTAAGGCTGAACCAGAAGTCTTTGAAGTGTATGCCATTGGCGTATGTCCTAACCCAATGTGGCTAAGGGGAATGACACGTGACGCAAATAAGTGTAACATCCAAGTTCCCAAGGCTAGTATCCGAGCAGGATTAGTGGGCAAATGGATGAAAGCGACAAAGATTGACGGAGCGGAAGAAAACCATTACAAGTTCCTTGCATGAGCGATGAATTATCAGACCAAGACGTAGCGATGATCTACGTTCAGAACGAACCGAATATCGGCGGACTCCAAGATGCTTATGATAAAGCTGTATTGGATCAAGAGGAATATATCGAATCGTGTGAACGAGCCTACAATGATCGCCGTAATATGTGGCCTGGCAAGACCAGCGATATGCGGAAGAAAGGGGCTAACGCTTTCCCTTGGGATGGTGCTTCCGATATGGAGGTTAATACGATTGGTGAAAGAATTGATACCTATGTTGCGTTGCTTACCCAAGCACTTGACCGTAGCCACATCAAAGCGTTTCCAACGAACCATACTTCGATGTCTAAGGCTTCGGTTGTTTCGATGTTCTTGAAGTGGATGCGTAAAAGCTATATCCCAGACTTTAAGAAGCAGATGGAACTGGGTGCTAACCACCTTCTTGAGAAGGGCATCATGGTTTCATATGTTGGCTGGAAGCGGGAGAAACGCACGTTTAAACAAGTAGTTACCCTGCAAGAGATTGAGGCAGCAATGCCAGAACTTGTGGAGATTCTACTTGGTGACAACATTGCCGAGGCAGAAGCATTTGTTGCAAGTGCCTATCCTGACATGAGCAAGAAACGTGTTAAGAAGGCAGTATCAGAACTACGCATGATGGGCGTGACGGAAATAAGTATTCCGAGGATGAGCGTGGATTGCCCTATCGTTCAAAGCTGTGAGCCTGATGGTGAGGTTATCTTCCCGTCCTACGTTACAGACCCACAACGCGCTCCATACGTATTCTGGCGCACGTTTTACACCCCACAAGAACTTGAGAAGAAGGTTGCCACAGAAGGATGGGATGCCGAGTGGGTTGACGAAGCTATTGAAAGACTTAAAGGAAGTGATTCACTCGATCATCAGACGGCAAGTGAACGCTCACAACGCCGTGACTTAGGTGATGACCAAGACTTGATTATGGTTGTCTATGCCTATCAGCGTTTGATTGAC